TCTCACTGTCAGGGCAGACGTTCGCCGACCTCGACCTCGCCAACGTGATCGCAGCAGCGTCCCGCAGCATCGACAGCATCTGCGGCCGCCGCTTCTGGCTCGACGCCGGCAGCACCGTCGTCCGCACCTACACGCCAGACTCCTACCGGCGCCTCATGATCGACGACCTCAACAGCCTCTCCAGCCTCACCGTCGACCGAGACGGCGACGGCATCTTCGAGGAAACATGGACGTACGGCAGCGACTTCATCCTGGAACCACAGAACGCCGCCGCCGACTACCCTGCGCGACCCTACGAGTCGGTGCTGATACGGCAGGCAGGACGCTACCGTTTCCCCGCCGGCCTCGAGCAGTCCGTCAAGGTGACCGGCCGGTTCGGCTGGCCGCAGGTGCCGCTCGACATCAAAACGGCCACCACGATCCTGTCCGCCCGCTTGTTCAAACGGATGCGGGAAGCGCCGTTCGGGATCGCATCGTTCGGCAGCGCCGACACGAGTTGGGCTATGCGGATTGCGCAAGCTGACCCTGATGTCACCAATCTTGTCAGCGACTATGTGCGACGCACCCCGTTCGTCTGATGGCAGCCCTGGCAGACATTCGAGCCGGACTCGCGGCGAACCTGCGGGCCGCGATCTCGGGTGTGCAGGTGAACGAGTACACGCTCTCGAACCCGACACCCCCGTGTTTCGAGATTGACCTGGCCGCCGAAGGCCTCAGCTTTGATGCGGCGTCGAACCGGGGCATCGTGACGATGACGATGATCGTCCGGCTGGTGCTGACAGTCGGAAGCGATTACGGGTCACAACGTATGCTTGACAACTACATTGACGGGTCGGCCGACACCGACGTGAAAGCGGCGGTCGAGACCGACATGACGTTGGGGGGGGCGGCACACACGCTGCGTGTCGCAGGAGTACAGCTTCGTCGCTGGAAGTCCGACACGTCCGGCAGCCTGCTGTACGGGGCCGAGTGGACGGTTGTCGTGTACGCGGCGGGAACGAGTTGACCAACCGGGCATCCACACACAACCCGGAAGGGAGCACGTAGATGGCGATTTACCTGCAGGGCGTTGGTGCCACCGCATGCAAGTTCACGGTCGGCGGCACAGATCTAACGTCTAGGCTGAAGGGAATCACGATCTCGCAGGAGTACGACTCGGTAGAAGTAACGGCCGCCAATGCCACCAGCAAGGCATATCTGGTCGGATTGGCAGAGGACACGTGGACGATTTCCCTGTTTCAGGACTTCGCGTCCAACATGACGGACTCGGTGTTCTATCCGCTGCTTGGTTCGTCCACGGGCGCGACGTTCGTGTATCAGACGAACGGCGGCACGGTCACGGCGACGAACCCGAAGTACACGCTGGTCGGCACCGTCTACTCCTATCAGCCTGTGTCGGGCTCGGTCGGCGACGTGTCTGAGTTGACCGTTGAGGTGAAGCCGGCGGCTGGGTCGACCACGACACGCGGCACCTCGTAAACCGCATGGCTTCAGCAAACGACCTGTTCGTCACAGCCGGACTGACAGCCGTCAGGCACGAACTTACACAAATCCAAAAGGAGATAGGCAACACCATCAAGGGCGGATTGAAGGAGGCGGCCGAAATCGTCCGTGTGGATGCCTCCGGCCGTTTCTCGGCCGTCTATCCGCCCACTGCACGGGGCTTCCGCTCACGTGTCCGCTACGGAAGCAAATGGGCGTCCACGTATGGGGTGGCGTATGTGGAGCAGAGCAAGAGACGGACAACCGGGCGACACCCTGAGTATGGGCCATTCCAGATGAGACGGGCTCTTGAGCCTGCTCTCGCTGCCAACGAAGGGAAGATCGTCGACATACTCGATAAGGCCGTTGGGGATTTGGTCGGCGATTGAAAGGAAGACAGCGTGGCTATCAGCATCAACATTGACGGCACAGTCCATGAGGTTCCGGATGAGGACGACTGGGAACTGGGAGAGGTAGGTGAGGTAGAGAAGCTCCGCGCCGAATACGGGGACGCTATCGGATCGCTAATCGGCACAGCATGGATGGTGATCCACCGCAACAACCCTGCGTTCACGATCGCGGACGCCAAACGGATTAAGGTGGGAGGCATCAGTGATGTGCATGAGGTGGCCGACCCTTTGCCGCAATCGCCAGCCCCGTTGAGCGATACAGGCAGCAACGGTGGAGAGCGTTCCTTGAGCGGGGAGGACGCTCCTTCTGGCATCCCGTCTATCTCCGTGTCTACGGGCTCAAACCCTGGGACATGAACCGGCTGACCCGAAGGGAATACCTGATGGTGCAGCATGACTTGGATCAACTGCAAGGATTGGAGCGGCCATAAGTAAAGACATCCGCATCCAGATCATCGGTGACGCCAGTTCGTTTGAGGCGGCCGTCGTTCGGGCGAAGTTGAGCGCCGATGGGTTGCAGGCGAGCCTGGGGAAGATCGGGAAGGGTGTTGCCATCGGTGCCGCTGTCGTGGGTATTGGCACAGTCATCGACCAGCTTGGGAAGGCTGCTGACAAGGCAGGCGAGTTCGAGAAGGCATTGAACAGCTTGCAGGCTGTGTCGGGTGCGACCGAAAAGCAGATGAAGAGTCTGTCGGGGTTGGCGTTGAAGCTGGGGAAGGACACGTCGTTGCCGGCCACGTCAGCGATGGACGCTGCGGAGGCGATGACGGAACTGTCGAAAGCCGGGCTGTCGGTTAAGGACACGCTGGGAGCAGCCAAAGGGGTGCTCCAGCTTGCAGCGGCCGCGACCATTGGTAACGGGGAAGCCGCCAAAATAGCCGCTCGGGCTCTGAACATGTTTGGGCTGAAGGGCAAGCAGGCCGGTCTTGTTGCAGATGTTCTCGCAAACGCTGCCAACAAGAGCTCAGGAGAGATCAACGACATGGCATTGGCGTTGCAGCAGGCGGGAACCGGTGCAAAGAAAGCGGGCCTGTCGATACAGGAAACGGCTGCCATGATCGCGATTCTGGCGAACAAGGGGATCGTGGGAAGTGATGCCGGCACGTCATTGAAGACGATGCTGGCAAGGCTTGTTCCGCAAACCAAGGCTGCGCAGAAAGCGATGCAGTCGCTCGGTATCAGCCTGACAGACGCCAACGGCAACATGGTCAAACCGCCCAAGCTACTTGAAGATATGCGACTCGCTTTGGACAAGCTGTCCCCCTTTGCCAGACAAAAGGTGCTTTACAAAATCTTCGGTTCTGATGCCATCAGGGCGGCCACTATCCTCACGGACGAGGGTGGTGCTGGTATTGCCAAAATGACCAAGGCGATGTCTGAGCAGGGTGCTGCCGCCAAGGTGGCCGCTGCCAAGATGAAGGGCTACAAGGGAGCCATCGAAGCACTGAAGTCGAACTGGGAAACACTCCAGATCGAAGTGGGGATGAAGGTCATTCCGGCATTGACCAAAGCGATAGTGGGGCTGAACAAAGCGTTTACGTTCCTTGAGGACAACTCGGCTACGGTCGGCAAAGTCCTTAGCGTGGCTTTCGAGGTCGCCACGGCACCGATAATGCGTTTCGGCAAAGCCGTAGGAGACGTTACCGGGATCTTCAAATCGCTTGTGGCAGGCATAAAGGCGCTTGTGGCGGGGGATTGGGGGCGGGCTTGGGACGAGTTCTCCAAGGTGCCAGGGAAGGCAATAGACCTGATCCGGAATATGTTTCTGACTCTTCCCAGCGGGCTTGCTTCGAGCGCTTCCAAATTCGGCGGACAGATCATCGACGAAATCGTCAGCGGGATCAGCGGGGCAGCCGGTGCAATCTCGGCCGCCCTAGGCAATGCGCTCGGAACGATCGGGTCGTTGCCTGGGACTGTGTTGTCTGCCGCCCGCACGATCGGCGGGAAGATCCTTGACGCGATCGGTGAGGGACTGTCGGGAACGGTGGGCGGGTTAGCCGGGCTTCCCGGAAAACTCCTCGACGCCATCAGCGGCATCTCTGTGGGAGCGGGCAGCGAGGTGTATAACGCAGCCAAGGGGATCGGCGGCAAGGTTCTCGGTGCAATCGGGGACGGGTTGGCTGGTGCTGTTTCGGGGGTGGGCAGCATCGGCGGCAAGATCGTGAACGCGTTGTCTGGTGTCGGGAACGCCGGCACCGAAGTCTGGAACGCTGCGAAAGACGTGGGCGGGAGGGTGTTGTCGGCTATCGGTGCCGGCCTAAGTGGAGCCGTCAGCGGCGTCGGCAGCCTTGCCGGCAAGCTCGTTGATCTCCTTGGAGGCATTGGTGTTGCGGGCAGCACCGTGTGGAACGCGGCCAAGGGGGTAGGGTCGCGAATCCTCGGGGCTATCGGAGATGGACTGGGAGGAGCCGTTGGTGGCTTGGGGAATCTGGGCGGCAAGCTTGTCGAGGGGCTCAACAAGGTGACGGGCGTGGGAGGGGCTGTGCTCAAACTCCTCAAAGAAGGAGTAGGGAGCATCGAGAACCAAGTGGTTGGTTTAGGATCGAAACTGGGCGGCTGGATCAAACAAGGACTGTCGTCTGTCGGCGACCTGATCTCGGGGGCGTTCTCCGCGGCAGTAAACAAGGCTATCGGCATCCTCAACGCCGCCATCAAAGCTTTCAATGCGATCCCAGGAGTCCCGAACATCCCAACAATCCCCACCATCGGTGGGGGTGGCGGCGGATCTCCATCGCAGGGTGCTGTCAACGCTCCCGACAACGACCCTCGGAAACTCAGCGTGGTCACATCCTCGCCCAACCCAGAGCCGATTATCGTAGGTTCCCCCGGCAACCAGGTTGCGATCATCCCCGGGTTCGGACGGATTCCTGAATTTGCAAGAGGAGGCATCGTCACATCGAAGACGTTCGCGATGGTAGGAGAGTCGGGTCCGGAAGCCGTGATCCCGCTTCGCAACGGACGTGTGCCAGGCATGGGCGGTGTCACGATCAACCTGTCGACCGGCAACGTGTACGGGCCCGGCGGCATCAACGAGCTGGCACGCCAGCTCGAGACTGTTGTGCAGCGCGCCACCA